TTTGCATCAGTCATTCCAAATAACTTGGACTTGGCAAACGCCTCTGCTAATTTAACTTTCTCGTCAAACGGGATTATGTTGGACATGATTTTTTCCTTTAGTTAGGTTGTAATGCGTAATATTGCGTCTTGATGCCTCAATTTGTGAAGGCTTCATCTTTGTTAATCCAGTCTTAAATGCGTGATGCTTATTTTCGGATGGCGTTACCCATTCAAGATTGCTAACCCAATTATTTAATTTATCCCCATCTTTATGATTCACATGAAGTCTTTTTTCATCTTGCAAAAGAAACACTTGAGCAACCAAGCGATGAACATAAAACTTTTTAGTCTTGCCCTCTTTGCATAAAACAACTTGTAAATAACCTTCTCTAGTCTTGCAAGGTTTTAAATACCTTCCTTCATGTATTTTATTGGGATAAGACCATATCAAACCTTGAACAGTTACAGCATACAAATATTCATATTCTGGAATATCACGCATGGATCATCTCCGCTAATGTAATTACTGTATCAATGACTGAACTGGCAGCCATAACCCATATTGCTATATCTATTGAGTTCATTTAATTAACTCCACATCTGTAAATTTCATCAAAGCACCATCTTTTTCAACAGTAAACCTTAAATTCAGATACATAAGATGGTGATCTACTTGTATTTCAGGCTTTTTTGGTTTAATCCTATAGATTGAATTTTCATCCCAGCCAGGAGTATCAGCATCAACCCAACCTTTAGACCAAGCGAGCATAACTTGAATTTCAGCACCATTAGCCCAAGCAATTATTAAATCTCTGTGAGGGTGCATTTTTTTGTTGCCTGTATATGGTGTACTCATTTGATTAAAAATCTCCTCGCCCCTGGCTGCTCTACTACAAACTGCTCATAAATATCAGGCATAGCTTGTTGAAATAAGGTGGATGAGAACCGCTTAGAGCCTTTAGATGACTTCCAAGAAACTAATGTCTGTCCATCCACTGTTCTAATCTCTTGGCACTCTCCCATAAGATTTCGGACAGCCACTTCAATTTGCTCCTCAGTAGCTTCAAGGTGTTTAATCTGATTCTTGACATCCCGTAACTGAGCGATAGCCAACTCAACTTGCTGTGTAGCCGTAACCACCGCAGTAGAGGATGACGGGTAAATGATCTTAGTTTGCTCAATGGTTTCTGCTGGCGGAAGCGTACCCGCTTGGCAATGACCCCAAACTGTAGCCATTTTCTTAATGAGATCATCTTTTTCCTGATCTGAAATAAAGAACTCAAATGTATGAAACTCTTGACCACCAAATAAAACAGCCAAAAAGATCCGATTAACATTGTGGCAAGCAGCTTCGTGGACAAGTTGTGCGTAATCAGCATCAGGAATCCGATTAGTGTCGGGATCAAACTTAGAGCGAACTGCTGCGTTGTAGTTTTTAGCTTCAACAAGCACACCACCATCAGCACTAATGAAATCAAAATGAGATTTAAACCAAGTATGCTTTGAATGGGTAATCGAGTAATCAGCATCTTTTAACTCCATCTTTAAACGATCTTGAGCCAGCTTTCCAATCAAAGGTTGCATGACATGACCCATCTGCACTGCTTCCACGCCTGAGAGGTCTTTTAACTCTTTCTTACCTTGCTTCTCTAGGATCACATCTACCATCTTGCCATTAGCGACCTTACGACTGTCACCCGACCAGATAGCAGAACGCCTTATCTCTGGTGCAAAATCTGCTTGATCGTTCATACCACCTCCATAATGGTTTTAACAATCTCTTTCCAACTGTCGATCTCATCTTCCAGATCTTCTAACTCTTGACCTAGCTTGCCAGTTTTGATCTGCTCTTGTTTTAACTCATCTAGCATCTGAGCTATGAGGTCATCTTGCCTTGCGACTAAGTTTTTAAGACGATCTACTTCTTTTTTGGTGTAAGCATCATTGATCTTCTTATCAACTGCCTTCACTGGAAAAGGTGTCTTAGGTTTATTCTTACTGCTTGGTGTTTTTGACATGATTAACTCCATTAGTTAGGTTATTTACCAAAAGGGATTGCTGAAAGATCGTCAAGATCCTCTACTTCAATAAAAGCAAACCACTTCGCATCTTCCCCGCATCCGCTTATGGGCAAGTTACGGCTATGGTTTGCTGTCATTTTCTTTTGTAATCCCGTCACCATATCGTGAGGGCGTTGGGGTGACAAGCACTGCATAGTGCTTTGGTCTAGGTGTTTGCAATTAACGCAATATTCCATGATATTTCCTTTATATAGTTAGGCTTTGATGTACTACAGTTAGAACATTACTACATTACTACGATTAGTGCAATTTATTTGTTAGGTGTTGTTTTTTTATCTTCAGTCACTACATCGCCTTGAGGATTGATGTAATAAGGCGTACCTGTTTCCGTTGCTCTAATCCATTCTCGGTACTGAGCTGCCTGATTCATCTCTTGCCATTTCTGCGCATCTTTATCTGCTTTATTCATTTTGTTGCACTCCTTTAAAAAGTATGATCTAATCCGATTAAGTTTGTTTTAGTCGTGGTTTTGGGTCTGTTATGAATTGGGTTCTCATAACGATTTAAGACCAACACCATCAAAATCACGATTAAAGCGAACTACTACGGGGCTATTACCCAGCCCTCCTAAACATTGTGGTGATGGATAGGGATAAACAAGGCAGCTACCATCTGGCGGACCGTTACTGGACAGCACCGCTTTAGTTAAGTGCCACCGATAAACGATAACCACTCTCTTAAAAGAGATCCCCCACCGTAAGGCGGGTAAGGTTCTTATTCTCTCGGGGTTCATTGGGGTTTTGGGGTTCTTACAAAGCCAACAATAACCAAACCAGTAGCAAACCACCAAATACAGCTACTAAGTCAATTAACTGATCTTTACTGATTACCCCTTGCACACGCATGGGGAAAGATTTTCTCTTTATAAAGATTAAGCGCTCTTTAGAATAAATATCATTATTTCTCATAAATACCTCGAAAATTAGTTAGGTTAGGTAAGACAAATACATAAAATCAATTTAAAACACTTTAAAACAAGCGCCAAGGCGATAAATAAGGGTAGATGATAGGTGAGTATCATCTAACCCTTTAAACGCTCTACAGCGTGATGTTTGCTTTATAGCAGGAATGCCACGCATTAAACGATAACGCCTGAAACCCTTGTTTAGCAGCTCTATAGCAATATGATTTATACAGCTCATCAAGTGTAAAAAATTGGCGATTGAACTCACAATCTGCTAAACCATGTTTTTGCATCTCAGATAGTAGGCTCATGCTGTTAGATCCTCCCCTTGCATGGGGTATCGTGGAATATATCCCCCATTTATGATCCTGCAATACTCTATCCATTCCTGGTTAGTCATCTCGTAACAGCCTGGCGTAGGTGTTGCAAGTTGTGATCCATTTTCCTGCCTAGTATGTTTTACTATCCTGCCAGTTGATAGTTTTATATCGGCTCTTACTTGATCCATAAATCCTCCAATTAGTTAGGTATTGACTGTCTAATGACAATCCAGTAAGCGCCTATCACTAAGCGCTTACTAGGTATCACTGTTTAGGCTGCTGCTTGGTTAGTCAGTGCATCTAGATTGTTTATGTAATCGGCTGCCTTTTGTGCGAGTGCTGCAGCGTTGAAAATCGCCTTGTTGTCATTCTTTAAGCAGGCCAACCAATTGCCGATGTAATCAGCGTGCTGTAGCTCCCCTTCAATACCATAATCAGCGCATAAAAATGCCGCTCCCATCTCCGCTACTAATTCCTCAAAGGCATAAGCGGTATCAGCAAAGCGCTTTCCTTTAGTGCGATCTAAACGATGCTCAGCGCCTGACCAGTGAGTCAGCTCATGTAATACAGTGGCATAGTAATGAGATTCACTTAAAAAAGTAGAGCGATCAGGAATAGTGATGCTATCTGAGCTAGGTTTATAAAATGCCCTGCCTCCGCCATGCGAGATCTGAGCGCCAGTCTTTAAAATGCGATCATCTAAGGCGGGTACTGGATTAAAGGTGGAGATTACTGGCTCTGGTTTAGCGATCTCTAATCCGTCAATTTGATCTAAATTGAATACATAGTAGGATTTTAGTAGAGCATAAGTGGATTTATCAGGGTTTAGATCAGTAGGCTTTATCTCACCTTTAGTCACTTGTGAATAGAAAACTACTTGCGTACCCTTTTCACCTTTTCTGACTGTCCCCCCTTGCTCTGACCATTGTTTAAATGATCCCCAAATAGGTGAGCTGTATCCGCTCATCCCTAGAATTAAACGGTTAACGCCTGAATATTCTTTTTTAGAGATGATATTGCGATCAGCTCCGCCAGCTTGACCAGATTTCCAAGGCTTGATCCAAGGTGCTATCCCGCTCTCAAGTTTGCTGATGATCTTATTAGTAACGCTATCGTAAACGCTGATACGGTTTGATGATGTGCTCATAATTTAATTCTCCAATTAGTTAGGATACTGCGTTTGGCTAATACCCTTTTCAGGGTTTCGGCTATTAAAGCCTCATCAGTTAGTCTATGGCTCTACTGATAACACTACCCCATTTTTTAGGATGTTTCTCGCAGTAATCGTCACAATCTATTTGATAGCCTGTAAATATTGCTTTCCCGTCTCTATCAAATACAGTAGATTTTCCGCCTCTACCTAATTTAACTACTGTCTCATAGTTGATATTAAATTTAATTGCTAGTTCTGGAATACAAACCCCTTGGCGATACAAGTTTGTGAGTTCGCAAATTTGATTGATTGTTAAGTGTGTCATGGTAGATCCTCTTAGTAATTAGGTTGTAATACATCTATGATAATAATGATAATAATGGTAATAACCTAATGATATTTAGCTATCGTTGTTTTATTTCCAATAGTCTTATGCTATAGTGCCATATATCATCTATATACTATATAGATCTATAGTCTATTTTCTATATGTCATAGGCTACTTAGTAGATAGTCTTATATATAGGTAAGACGATAAACTGAATGGGGGATAGGTTTGCTCATCGTGCGCTCTTATCAAATTCAAATAGGGGTACGGGTACTCTCTCACTGTCATAACTCTATAACCTTGCATAGGTTACTTAGAATTGGGATCGGGATAGATTAAACGATTGCACGATGACTGTTTGCCCTTTGAGTTGGGCATGACCTCGGTGAGGTGCGCACCCCCTTCCGAGTCCACCCCAAAAAAAATTACAGTTTATTAAGCGTTGTTGTGTTGTCGGTTAAGTTCACGCTCTGGTCTGAACAATAGAACTTACGACTTAACACCTTGTCTTTATTGAAGATATTGAAAGTTGTCCACATTGGACCTGTGGCTACACCTTCTATGTGTTTACAGCCATTGGACAGAACTCCGATGTCAGTGACCGTAAAATGGTGTTCTAAAGTGCATGGAACAAGCCCTGTAGGGTAGGTTGTAATGACTTTATAGCCCTCATTTGCTAAATCCCGTACCCGTTTGTTAAAGAACTCTGGGGTGTAGTCCCGAAGCTGGTTGCTTTGAGGGGGAGAATTGATGATGAGGTAATCAAACTCATAGCGAGTAGGGGCGTTTAAGGCGGGGTACTCAAAGAGTAGATCTTCCCTGCACGCTATAGGGGAGGCTATTTCCAATATGTTGGAAATATGGTCAAACCATTCCAGATGAAAGTTAACCCAATCATGCTGTAGGGGATGGTTGTAAAAGTAGTTATCCCTACCAATCCAAGCGTTTACTGCGTTAGGCGGAATACTTAACCCTTGCAAGCTAATAGGAACATCCTCAAGCAACGGGGTTAGTTGACTGTGGTGCATCGGATTACAGTGGTGGGTGAACTCTAGGTCGGGGTTCTCTTTGCAAACCCGCCTTAAGTAATTAAGATGAACTAGGTTATCTCCTAGATGATATTCATTGTATGTGTGTATCATGGTAGTGTATGATG